GTCTCATCATCATCATTTTGCACAAGGCTCTTTATCCATTCATTATGTAGTTCGGTTAAATCCTTGAAGCCAACCCAATGCCCTAGCTTGATCGGCTCATTTAACAATAAATCTATATATCTTTTCTGCTCCTGGTCTATTTAGATCACCGTCTTTTCCCAATCATCGAAATTCCTTTCAAAAGAAATGATATCATCAAAAAAGTCTTTGTAGAAACGAGCCAAATCGGAATTGACAGTGATCGTGGTGTTCTCCGTCCTTGGGTTCGTGTTGATGTTGGCTGAGCTTTCAATAACAAAATCAAATTTGTCTCCAAATCCAGCTAATATCTTAGAATGGTTTCTGAATATGGCTGCCCTACCGCCGTATTCATCCATCACCCTGCACAGCTGCGCCCATTCATTGTAGTAAGTTCCCTTGAATATCTCGCCTACATAGCAATCCAGCTTCTTTATGCGCCCTATCTTTAGATACCTCTCGATCTCCTCGATGTCCTGTAAAGCCATGCACCAAGTCGACAATATGCAGTATTTAAGCTTTTGCTGCCGTAGCACGAGCTTAAGGAACGACAGGCTATCAATATCCCCGCCGGAAATGACGTGGTATGCGCATCCCTCCTCAAAATCCCAATCGACCATATTCTCAAGCTCCGTCTCACTCTTGAAGCGTCTGAAAAACTGCGCTTCCCGTGTCTTATGCGCCCTTGTCCTTACTTTAGCGGTGCTCCTTTTTGGCTCCGCATCGACCTCAGGCTTAGGTTTATCCCCAAATATGCCATCAAGTTCAAACTCAAGGTTCATTCCTCTCACCCTTCACATAGTTTTCTATCTCACTTACGATCATGCTTGTATTTTTAGATATCTCAATCTCCTGAACATCCCTTTGGTCTAGATATTGCTTGCCTAGCCATATCCCCATCGTGGCGTTTGTTTCTGCTAGCCTGAACTGGCTCCTTCGTAATGAGATCTTGCCTTTTGACCGTTTTTGCTTGAAAACGTCCTTGAATTTCATTCCATATTCTTGCTCACTCCATTTTTCGATTATGTCTTCAGAGCAATGAAACCAATCGGATATTTCTATAAGCGTGCACTGCATTGCGCATAGCTGCTCAAACTCATTTTTGTCTATCTCTATTTTTGGCCTGCCTGCCTTGGTTTTTGATTTTAAACTTATTCCGTATGTCTCCTCATGCCACCGCTTTAACGCCGGATGCCCAACTCCTAAGCATTTGGCAATATTTATTATGGATAATCCTGCATCCCTTAGCTTCTCGAATTCCTTTTTGCTTATTTCTTTTTTTGGTCTTCCCCTTGCCATGCCTTCACCTACTTCCACATCTTTTCAACTTTTGCATATGTCTTTAAATATCTTGTTGGCAGAGTCTCCTTTGTAAATTCCCCAAACAGCTTTTTTACATAGAAATATTTTTCCAGGGTCGCCTGCTTGACTGGGGAGCTTGCCGTTTTGAATTTTTTTGATCTTGTGATTCTTTCAAAATTGTCTGAATCATCCTCTGTTCCCCTCCACACTATGGCCGATTGTATTACCGTGGAAAGGCCTTCTGTCGCCATGCTCTCCACTGCCCACATGGCGTTGCCCTGATAAAACACGCCCCCCTTTAATCCCTTTCCAAGCTCATTCCCTATCAGCCCACGGTAATTGACGTAGCTCATTTTTTCACATGCCATTGGCGTTGCCGGCATGGCCCTGAATGGGGTGGATTGCAACAGTATTGCTGTCTGCTTGTCCTGATGCTTGAAGCTTGAATCCGCTCTTTTGATGTCCTCTAAAAATTCCATCCTGTCTTCTTTTTCCTCTGTCGGGTATCCGATCACGTTATAGAATTTGACTTGGTGCGGCTTCTCGCATTTGGCCAGCTTTATTAAAAAGTCTATAAGAATATCCCTAGTTATTTTTTTATTCACCATGAACCTTAAGCGTTCGCTTAATCCATCAATTGCGGTCGTCCGTAGCTTATTCAAGTCGACTTCTATTCCATTGGCCATGTCCAGCATTGCCCTTTCCCTATCTCTTCCGCCGTTCCATAAGCCGCTGTATTCAAATGCCTTGTCTTGCGCACATATTCTATGCCACGTGTATCCACAGAAAAGGCACTTATGGTTACATCCTATTATGTCCTCCCTATATTCCTGCCCATTTTCGAGCCTTATCGGATGCGGGTATATTTCGCTGACTTGATTGATCATATATTTCTTGTCAACCGAAAACGTCTTGCTGTTAATGACCGAAGGATGCTCGAATTCGCCGTATTTGTCCAACCCCTTTATAAGCTCGTCATTTATGCCCTCTCCCCTTCCAAGAATAAAATAGTCTATGTAAGGCAGGAATGGCCTAACGTTCAGAACCCCTGTTCCGCCAGCCACGACTTTATAATTTCCTTTCTGCCATGCAGTGCGCTCAGCGACAAAATCGTAAAAGTCATAATCGCTGGTGATCGATACCAGCACAACATCATATTCATGCACCGTTGCGCTTCCGGCGTACTCCACTTCGTAGCCCGCCCTCTTTATTATGTCTATCGCAACGCTCAGTCCGGCAAATAGCCTAACGTTAAAGTTTTCATTTTTGTATGCCTTTTTGGCAAATTTACTTTGTACGTAAGCGCATATCTTCACTGCTCCACCTCGAATTGAAAGCCGCACTTTGGGCAATTGTATATTTTGCAGTCAGGTTTATTTTCTGTGGAATTATCCAGATCTAATCCCTCCACCGGTGAACCAATATTTAAAATAAACCCGAATTCTGACATATCGATGTTTAACAAATCATCAAGCTCATCAATTAGGAGATCAATATCCCATTCGGATTCGTTGGTTTTATTATCGGCTAATCTTAAAGCCTTGACTTGTTCTTCTGTCAGATCATCCGCTATGACGCATGGAACGGTTTTAGATTTTAATTTTTTAAGGGCTTCCCACCGGCAATGGCCTATGATTATGTTGTCTTCATTGTCTATGACCAGCGGTTGCCTGAACCCGAATTTTTTAATGCTATTCGCTACATAGTCAATCTGTTCTTTGGTATGCTTCTTGGCATTTTTTGAATATGGCTTCAATTCGTTGATATTTTTATTTATGATCTCCATTGCATCACCTCACTAATATGGCTGCCAACATTTAACCGCCTTGGCAGCTAGGCTTACCCATAGGGATTTTAGTTGATTTGTTTATTGCCGACCACAGGGGCAAAGGAATTCTAAGCGTTTGCCTACTCCTATTCAGGAACCCAGCCTTATCCATCGTCAGCCGGCAATAAAAATATCCCAGCGATTGCCTGTATGCATATATAAAAGGCTATATCACGGGGATATGTACATAAATCATCAAATTGCTAGACAGCCGCCGAGCCATGACACTCGACAGCCGTATATATTACACAAGGGAGGGAAAAGAGGGTGATAAATGGTTTTGCCCACTTATCTACTTACTACATAACCACATTTTTTTTGATTTGTCGTCTCATGATTTTATCATTTTCTCTTTTCTCTTTTCAATAATGGTAGAATTGATAAAATTTAATAACGTCGTAATATCTTTATTTATTAAATTATCTGGTATTCTAACAATTTCCCATTCTTCACCTAATTCCTCAATTATAGCCATATCCCTCTTCTTATCCTCTTCTGCACGCTTTCCGGCGTGAAATATTGAACCATCTACCTCAATTATCACCTTCTGTTCTTGAAGCATAAAATCCACACGGTATGCCCTGCCACATTTGACTTGATGCATTGGATTTAATCCATTTTTTATAAGCTCTATCCCGACCATTATTTCTTCTGTGCTATCAAACCAACCATCATTATGTAACGCTTCTTCAACACATGCTATGGCATAATCATAAGAATTTATGCTTCCAACTTTAAGTATTCTTCTTACTGCTTCTTTAAATTTACGTTCTTTTGTTTTTGAATTTTTTATAACACGCTTTTTTGATTTATCCATGCGTTTTAATATTTCTTTAGTCTCCCTACATTCCTTGCAAAAGTAGTGTTCGTTTCTGTCATAAGAAGCTTTCTTTACCTCTTTTCCGCATATGGAACAAGGAGGGAAATATTCTGGGATAGCATAGTCTCTTTTATTATCACTAATTCTTATTCCATCTTCAATAGCTTCTGGATAACTCATGCTTTAATCACTCTCCTTAAAGATCTATGCCGCCATACATGCACAAAGTCAGGCTATATAACGCTTTATCTTTTATCCTATATATGTGTGCCTTTTCATAATCCAGCTCTTCGCACAGGCATTCTATCGGTTTTTTAATTGGGTTTATGTAAAGCCTGTCCAGAATTTTATATTGAGCATCATCAAGCATGGCTAACCCGTTGTCCAACATGCGCACTCGCAATTCCGTGCTCCTTATCTGATTGTTAAGCCTGCCCTGTTCGGATATTATATTAACCCATTTTTCTTCCTGCCTGTTTATGTCGCTGTTTTGCACCGGCTCGCTGTCCGACATTCCCCCTAGAGACGTCTTTTCACACTCCAGTGCTTCAAGCTTAAGCTTCATGCTGTCAAGGCTCTGCTTGCGCTTATTATGCCCTCTCAAGTCTTCAATTACCATATCTTTATAATCCAATATTTAGACCTCCATTCTTTTATCTGTCTGCCGAGTTTATTAATCATTTAATTTATTTATAATCTTCCCGCAAAATATATTTGTCACTCAGCACTTTTTGTATCTTGAATTTCGTCAAACAAATACCAATGATCGCCATTTTCAAACATATTATATGCAATGCTTTCGCCCGCTTCATCATCATAATCAAAATTTGCCCAAGTATTATCATTCACGCTCGTCTGATTCCAAGCAACAGCAATACAATTTTCATCATCAGCCATTATCTTCAAGATTTCCGCTTGTTCTTTTAGGCTTGTTTCTCCTTCAAAATTTTTAAAGGCTTTTATGAGTTCTGAAAATTTTTCTTTTTTGACGATAACCTTATCGTACGTAGTTCCTAAAACAATGCGGTCTATATCGCTTATGTTGTCACTATTAAATAAATCCCAAACTTCTTTTATGGTATTTGCGTCCGTCTGGTAATAAGCTGATAAGTATCTTTTTCCCAATATATTCCATATAGCCATAGCTCCTCGCCAAGAATTTCTTACACTTGCTTGAAGATAAGCGTTTCCTTTTTTATCGAAACCACATATTTCTGTATAACTCATTATTCAATATCCTCCTTTATTGTTGTGTTATTTACATAATATCCGCACTATTTTGTTATTGAGCTTTGCCATGCATTTTCCACAAATCATTACTGTGTTAAACCCTATTGCGTCTGTCGAAAACCTAAGGTCATAAATTTGTTTCACATCTTCCAGCGTTCCACAGCTATTGCACACCCCATTGTGTTTTGTCTTTCCAACCTCAATCATAATCAATCTCCTTTTCTCAAAATTTATTTATGTAAAAATTAAGCATTTTTACAAGTTCATGACACATATATTTTTTATTCATCATTACAATAATACCGCCCTTTTCCACACGACTTTAGCATCCCTGCCGGAATGTAGCCGCCACGCTTCACCATCAAAGCTAGGAATCAAGCCCATGTTCCATAAGTCTATGGCTGATTGGAATGGGTTGCCTTTAAAATCAAAATCACAGCGCTTCCATTCATTTTTCTCTAAGTTGAAAAATGAGGAGATGTAAGAATATACAAAATCATCCATAGAATATTTTACAGAACCCCATACAGAATCCCATACAGAATCCCATAGAGAACCCCATACAGAGTACCATACAGAATCCCATAGAGAACCATCAACAGAACCTATTACAGAATCCCTTACAGGTTTCCATACGCATCCCCTCACAACACTCCACCTCTTCAACAACCCAATATGCTCCTCCGTGACCTCGCCATCAAACCTAATGTCGGTGAGCGGGTTGACGATGGGCTTTATGATCAGCTTGGGGCAAATCTCCTTGAAGTCCAGCTCCCTGACCTGCCTTTCGACCTCATCGGAGTCATCCCAACCATTTATCTGGTCTACCATGAATTTTCTGGTTAATGGGTTGAACTCATATTTATTCCTGCCGTCCGCTCTGACGACATTGAATCCGAAATAATCGTTAATGCTCGTGTGGCTGTCGGGGTCATAGTCCAGCTCCCCGGAGATGCACTTCTTCCTTAATTCCCAATTAAAATATTTAATGTTGCCATTACCGTCTGATGTCAAGCTGAAAAAATCGCACATATTTATTCCCTCCTTCTACCTATTCCGCATTGTGAGTTCGGCAAGCACTAAAGCTATGCCAAAAAGCACTTCGTTTACGTTGCTATAATTGTCTAAAATTATAAAAACTAAATAATATAATAATCCAATTGCTATCTGTATTAAAAATTTTTTCATATCTCATTCTCACTTTATTGTTTTTTTTGTATATGTTAATAAAGTCTTTGTGAAATCCATTGCTGCATGTGATTCAAAGCGTTCACATGTATCAAACAGGTCAATCGTCTCATGTTTTGCCTTGCATCTGATAATAAATCTTTCTCCTATATCTTGCGCATGTTTACAAAATCTACATTCATTTGCGTTCATTTAAACTGCTTCCTTCTTGATCATCTATTTCATCCTCGAAATACATACAAGTTTCATTAGCATATCGCTCTATGCAATCAGCATCAATACAGTTCTCATTATATTCACAATCAAAGCAGCATAAATATCCTTGTTTGTGGCTAGAATTGCATTGTAATCCATTACATTTTCTCATTTTTATTTTCCTCCTAAATTACATCAATTTTCGCAAATCATCTTTTATATAATAACTTCGGTTGTATTCCTTGCATAATCTTTCGCACTCTCGCCCAAATTCCCCCCAATCAATATCAGAGGGTGCATAGTTAAGCTTTCCGATTTTGAAAACATCAATAGAATATCCGCATTGTATTAATTGATAAGTTGCGCCCTTGTCAAAAACAGGCTCGCATGATACCCATGTTTTTATTCCGCATTCTTTGGCTTGTGCAATCGAGGAAAGTCTATCCTTATTATCGGCGGCGTTCGGTTCGGTTTTATCACAAAAGTATCCAGATATTGTTATTCCAAACCAATCTTCGCCATCCAATAAATCAAAATCACGCAAAGCGTGGTTACCGCCTTTTGTAAGAATCCGAACATGATTACCGCTATTTTTGATAACTTCAATGACTTCACGGGTGACACTTGTGTCGATTTCGGCAGGGTATGGGTCGCACGTAAAGCATAGTTGTATTTCACGGTCTTTTATATCTTCCGCTACTAATTGTTTCTTTAATGCATCAACAATTCCTTTACGTGGCTCCACGACAGAAAATTGCTCCTTGGTCTTACGCAATACCTTTGGCGCATAGCAATATGTACAGCCATGATTGCATTCGGTGTAAATATTAATCGCTAAATCACAATATTCTTTTGTTTTCCCTCTGGGTTCATATATTGGCTTCATCCTTATCTCCCTCCCTTTCTTTATCGCATCGTTCATGCAGACGAAATTCCCATTGATAGGTGCTGGTTTTTTCCATTTTAAGCTCGTATTTTTTGAGGGTCTCGATGATTTTATCAAGACAATAAGGATTGTCTTTTTTGCACTCACCTATGTCGTATTCTTCGCAGCCTGGGCAGATAAACACACTGCAAAAATCTTGACACCCTCCACTAAATTGGTCTTCATCCATTCCGTCATATGGGTCAATATATTGCCATAATTCTCCTGCAACGAACATACAATCTTTGTGCGCTTTCCATTCATATATGGTGTTTTCATATTTTAATTTACACCAATCATATATTTCGCCCTTTTCAATTATTCCTACACAATATGAGCAAGTATGCTGCTTCCTCGCTTTTCGGTTTTTTTGATCAAGTATGTCTGGCATCTTTACGCTCCTCCTTTTTGACTTTCTCTTCATGGTACCTACTCAAAAATGATGGACAATCGATTCCTGATGTCGCATTGTCAAGAAGCTCTTCCGACTCGGAGCAACATAGCCCATACGCTTGCCATACACAATTTTCATTGCTACATTTCATCTTTTTCGCACCTCATTTTATTATTGTTTCACTATCTCCATTTTTGCTGTGTCAAGTATTCCATTTTCATCAACACATGGGAATAAATCATATCCTCGCCAGCAGAAGACAATGCCTTCAATGGCAACTTTCGCATATTCATCGTCAAAATCGGGATGGGATTTAACCGTTCTTGTCACTCTTTTAAAGCGTACGTCAAATTCCCTTACCTCCCCATTGTCTAGCTCAATCCTTGTCTTATCGCCAACATTGATAGGCGTTCCATTTTTATCAATATATCCCATTATTATAATTTCCTCCTTATCTTTCTATCCCTAAGTCAAATATCGTCATTTGCGATCTTTCCGCCTGCAGGCGGTTGTTCCCGAGCTTGTAATAGTGCTCGTCAATCTCGAATCCCACATAATCAAATCCCAGGCGGTGGCAAGCTATCAAGCTTGATGCGCTGCCGACGTGGGTGTCGAGTATCTTGTCGCCCGGCTTCGCATAATTTGTCAGGAGCCACTCGTAGAGGGGTATGGGCTTTTGGTTTGGGTGTATGCGGCACTCCTTGTTTTTCATGTCTCCCTGGAGCATCCCATTCCAGCGGAACCGGAACATCCTCACCGCCGTGCTGAAGCTCGTCCATGCCAGCTCGCAGTCCGCAAAGTCGCTAGCGCCGTTATCTTTATCCCACACTATCCAGCATGGGCTGTCGACGGGGTTACGGCTTATGTAGTGGTTTGCTCCCCACATGATCTGATTTTTGGATACCCTCGCAAGCTCCTTAAAGTATTCCGGATCCGGCGGGCTGTCATCGTTGCCGTGGTAGTCTATGTAGTTTTTCGCTCTCGCCAGCTTGCTCCGGGTTCCGTTTTTGCTGCCGCTCTCGCCGATCCCGTATTGCGGGTCCGCTATCGCCAGCTCGAAATAGCCATCCGGAAATTGCGACATCCCTTCCATGCAGTCCATATTGTAATAATTGTTAAGCTTCAGCATTTTCCCTCCTTAATCAAATGGCAGACTATGCGCATCTGAATAATGCATTTTGTTGATATGATCAATCATTTCATTTTTTGCTTTTCCCTTGATATGATTAATCATATTTTGATCAACGTAAGTAATGACTTTTTTAAGCGGCAAGTATCCGCCCTGCTTCATGGCGACATCTTTAGCTCCATCACCTTCAATTATGCCCGTGGTTGCTATCGCTATCATTTCTCCGTGCATTGTGTCCACTTGCAAAAGATCGCCTTTTGATATATACATACCTTCCCCGACCTCAAAAACATATTCCTTAATGCTATCTTCATGTTTTGCGAATATGATTCTCACTGCTGCACCTCCCTCAATTTCTTGAATATGCCCACTGTCTTATCCCATTCGTCAAGCAGCTCTTTTGGGAATCCGTCA